TCCTGACTTGGATAATAAGCGGGCTGTCAAGCGGTTCTTTAAGTACGCGCCCGACATGGCTGTGAACTCGCTTAAAAGAACGGTTGCAAAGCTTTGTGATGGATACTTGGAGGACTTGAAAGCAAGGTAAGCATGAGCAAGGTCAAGAAGGAACATCCTCTTTTGAGGTACTGCGAAGGTGAAACGCGCCGCCCGTTTAGTAATGGAACGGAATTTTATATATGGGACGGTAACAACTGCTCTGAGTGCGCAAGCTGCCACCCAAGCCGGATGGACGACAACTTGAAGTCGGAGCGGCTGGCTAAAAACGGCAAGCACTGCCACTTGGAATGCCATCTTGCCTACGCTTGCATGGACAATGGCTTGGTATCGGTATCCATCCTCGAAGAAATCGGCTACAAGGAAGGCGATGTTTGGATGCCATCGAAGTGCGCGAAGTTCAAGCCAATGGATGACCGTAAAGGCCCGCCAAAACCAAAACGCCCAAAGCCCGTTGCTCCGAACCAATTGGTGATGTTTGCCCTTGACGGCATTTTAATCAACACGCCCGCTAAAAAAGAGGCTGTACCAGCATGAAACAAGACAGCCTTGATCGCCTCCTTGACGATGTTGAGTGTCAGGCCGAAGCCCTCCTTGACTATTGGAGGAAACAGGTCAAGGAATGGTGCTCAAACCGTGCAATAAGTGACAATGAAAAACAACCAATGAGAAATGGCAAAGAGAAAGACACCTATTGAGGCTATGGAGCAGCCATACGCTGCCACAGAATACCAAGCGCAAATGGAGTTGGCGGAAGCCAGCATCAAGAACGGTAAGGACAGGCTTAATTGCGCAAGCTACAAGATGTTTGTGGCCTTCCTGTACGATGGTGAGGAAGATGTATATCCGGGGCCCTATTTCCGCCCGCTATCCTTCCGTGATCCGATGACCTATGCCCAATACTGCAAACTATTGGGTGAATACTCAAGGGAGGATATTTTCAGGGAGGTACAGGCCATGCAGAACTACGATGAAAAATCGTTTTGGGGTAAGCGGGTTTCCTTCTACCTTACCATGAAGGACTGGCTCGGTAAGAAAAAGGCAAGGAAACAGTACCAGCAACCTGAAAGTTCGCTGTTTGCCTCAAGACCAAGAGACGTGAAGAACTGATGGCATTTGAGAAATCGGATTTTGAGCAAGGGGTTCTTGGGGCTATCCTGCTGGAAAAGGACGCAATCGACAAGGTTCCGTTCTTGGAGGCAAGGATGTTTTCCGATGATCGGCACAGGGCGATCATGAGGGCTGTCATTCATTTGCAGAAGCACCTCAAGCCTGTGGATTTGCTTACAGTTAATTCCGCCCTTGTTGCCATGAAGGAATCGGAAACAGTTGGCGGGTCGTACTATTTGACTGAACTCATAAGCAAGGTTTCTTCATCCGCCAACATTGAGGCATGGGCTTTGGAGATTGTCCGCATTTGGAAGTTGAAGGAGATAGCGAGGATTGGCGACAGGCAGATTGCGGTATCAAAGGAGGCCGGGGCACAGCCAGATGAACTGATTACCCGGTCAATCCATTTCCTTGAGGATTTGAACGGCAAAAAGGGCGGCACCCGGAAGAAGCTATTGGATTGCGCCCAAACCGCGCTTGACGATGCGGAGAATGCAGGGAATGGGGATGGCGGTAATTTCTTCACCATAGACCTGAATGGATTCCAAGAGTACGCAATGGTTCCGGGAAACCTAGCAATCGTTGCTGCCCGCCCAGCCATGGGTAAAACGGCATTTGCGATGATGCTTGCCCTGCAATGGGCTGGCAAAGGGCACCCGGTTCTGATAAACAGCTTGGAAATGACCGGGGAGGAACTGGCTGCAAGAGACATGGCATCTTCGGTTGGTTTGAGCGGGTTCAGGATGATGACCGGGCGGGGCATAGCCGACTACCAATACTCAGGCATGGCCATCCACGCCAACAAGTACAAGATGATCGAGATTTGCTCGGTAAGCCACATCAATGAAGTCCGGGCTGAAATAAGGTCTTTCAGGAGGGACAACAAGATTGATCCCAAAACGCCGATAGTATTCATCTACGACTATATCCAGCTAGGCAAGTCACCCGGAGGAAACAGGGAGCAGGAAGTCTCCAATATCAGCCGGACATTGAAGCAATTAGCCTCACCAAATGAGGAAAACTGCCTTATCATTGCCTTGAGCCAGCTTTCAAGGGCGGTTGAAACACGTGGCGGTGACAAGAAACCAATGCTCAGTGACCTGCGGGAATCCGGCTCAATCGAACAGGATGCCAATATGGTAATGTTCCTGTATCGGCCTGAATACTATGGGCTTGATCTTTACGAGGATGGTTCATCAACCAAGGACATTTGCGAGGTGATCTTTGCAAAGACACGCATGGGGGCACCGGGAGGGGCAAAGAAGGCTCGTTTCGTTAATGGCAAGTTTGCCAGCTTCAATGAAGGCGGAAATTACAGGGACGTAACCATGTCGGCGGCTGATATTCAAAAGGAAAAAGACAGTGACGACATAAGGGCAGAAATAGACGCATTCCCCTTGTAACCCTAAGCAAGGGTTCACCGTATAAACAAGAAAACTCAACACAATACAATGGGAGACAATAATTCATGGGGAACACCCGACTACGCAGCACAAGCTCTTGATGAAATCAAAAAGCTTCGCAAGGAGTTGCTTGAAATCGAGCTTGAAAAAGCACAACTGCTTGGTTATGACCGAGAAGAAGATTTGAATAGATTTTCGGCACAAAACTTTGTTGACCGTTTGAAGCGCAAATTGGAGGACTTATGAAAGAGTTGAAAGACATGACCGCCGCCGAGTTAATGACGGAGCGCAAGCAAATTGAAAAAAAATGGGGTATTGTGCCTGATGTTCGCAGAATTGAAATCGGGTCAGAGCCACTTCAACCGCAATACGATGCCATTGCTGCCGAATTTGATGCTCGGTGCGAAAATGCGGAAATCAGTATTATTAACCGCGCCGGAATGAATCAATTCAAGTACGGGGCTTATATTGACGGCACAAATGGGGTATGGCTTGGTATTCCCGCAGTTGAGCAACACGCGCTTGAGGGCTACCTTCTATCCAAGGAGGTAAAGCCATGAAACGAATAGCATACACTCAACTTTCAAAGCACAGTCAAGCAGAACTTTGCTCCCAATTCCTTCGATTGTATCCGACCGAAACTGTTGAGATACTTCACTTGGCATTTGCGAAAATTAATCCGTCCGCCGAGTTCGATCCCGAAACAGGTGAATGGAAGGTTTGGGAGGCACACAAAGATCGTTTTGAAAGAATCCTACACGAAAACAAGGAGCGCAAGGTATGAACAACGGAACTACACGCCCGCTAGGCCGCAAATTCTCGCAGGTGATGAAAGCGCGGAAACTCGCCTTCCGAATGTTTGAAAAGCAAACATCTGAATATCCGTCCTACGAGAACATCATCAAGTGGATTGAATCCGGCACCTACATTGGTCATTGGCGGTTTTTCATCCCATTTGACCCTAGCAACAGGACTCATGTAGCCCTTGTGACCGATGCTGAAAAGCGGCTTTACCTTGACGAGTTCACAGTTGTCAAGGGCAAAGCCTTACTCAAAGTATTTATTCCCTCACAATGGGCTTAAACCAACACATAGGAGACTGTGACCACTGCGATAGAACGGGCGTCCGAATCACCTACCGATGGACATCCTTCGCTGATAAACACTGCCAATGGTGTGATGCAGACCGTAAGAAATCCGCTGCCAAGTCAAGGGGTAAATCCGGCTTCATGGTAGCACCGGAAACAGAATCCCACAAGGATAAGCGGGCTGTGCTTACTGAAATAAAGACCTATCTGATCGAGACAAAAGGGTGCATCTGCGAGGAATGCGGTGCCCTAAAAACCCGCTCAACAATCGACCTTAGCCACCTATTATCCCAAGGGGCACATCCCGAACTTTCAGAAACAATTGAAAACTGCGTCCTTCATTGCAAAGGTTTGGATAAGTGCCATGCCAAATGGGAGAACGGAACACTTGAATGGAAGCGGGCTTCCGTAACCTTTTCAAAGCACAAAGCGTACATACAGAAACACTCAGTAAGACTATGAAGCTATATCTCTTAGAACAAAATCAAAATGGTCGCTATGACACCTACGACTCATGCGTAGTGTGCGCTGAAAACGAAGCAGACGCAAAAACAATCCACCCTTCCGGTTATCCCTTTGTAGAAGGAAACCCATCCAGTTCGTGGGCAATAAACTCAGATTCGATTTCTTGTGAAGAAATTGGAGAAGCGAACGAGAATCAACAAAGGGGCGTAATCATTGCCTCCTTCAATGCCGGATAAAAGGGATAAGCCATGACACCGGAAGACGTAAAGCGAGAGAAGGAAAGAATCCTTAAAAAAGCCAATCACTATGGTTATGAATTCATTGGCAACTCAGATGTTCCAGAATGGGAGCAGCGGGTTTCTAAGTGGGTGTTCAACGTGTATCACGACAAGGGCAGCTACAAGGAAACAGAACCGAATTGGGCAAAGCATGTGAAGGATTACGTGTATCCGAAGATCGAGGCGAGTTTCTTCTTTGAGATCAAGGCTAACGGGGAGGTAGAGGTTGGGTATTCCACCACCAATAGGGCGGTCATCCACAAGATGCGGTTCAAGAACATCAAGTCGCTTGAGGAAATCGATGCCCTGTTCAGGTTTACAAGCCCAAATTACAAGTAGTCAAGATTGCCCATATTTGGTGCCCGCTTCCTTTTGGTGGCGGGCACTTGCCGTTTATGGGCTGTTGTTCGTAACTTGGCATCATAATTATTGATTATTTATGATTCCAAGTAGTGTTACTTACGGTGCCAACGCCCGCAAAGCCGTTGAAGAAGGAATGATCCTTGTAGGGGATGTCGTAAAGATTACCCTTGGCCCCAAAGGCCGGAATGTCCTTATCCAACCACATAATGCAGTCCCGATCCTCACAAAGGATGGCGTTACAGCCGCCCGGAACGTGAATGTCATGGGGCCACAAGCGGCTGGGGCAAACTTCCTGAAAGATGCGGCGGCAGACACAAACCAAAAAGTCGGGGATGCCACCACTACAACCACTGTGCTGGCAATGGAAATGTTCAGGGCAGGGCGAAAGATTGTGGATGGGGAGGAAATGGTCAACCCGGTTGAATTGAAAGCCGGGATTGAGTATGCCGCTCAGGAGATGGCTGAAATCCTGAAAGCCCGCGCCACACCTGTTGGGAATGATGGCGGGCTTGACGCAGTTGCAACAGTCAGCGCAAACGGCGACCATGAACTTGGTGCAAAGATTGCCGAGGCATTGAGGCGTGTGGGCAAGGATGGCTCCGTGATGGTGGAATCCGTTTCGTCCATTGGGGTCAATGTGGAGATTGCCGATGGTGTTACGATTGACCGGGGGATGGTGTTGCCCTACTTCGCCACAAACGCCTACACCATGAAGGCTGTACACGCAAACCCGCTTGTCCTGCTGTATGACGGGGTGATACGCAGCCCCAACGACATCGTTAATTGCCTGACCTACTCAGCCCCGAAGGGCGGTGTGCCTAGGCCGCTTATCATTGTGTGCAACGGGTCTGCCCCGGACATCAATGAAATGCTTGCCAACAACCACATGAAACATATCATTACCGTGGCGGTGGTGGATGCACCGGGTGATGAACTTACCCGCTATGACTTCATGGATGACCTTGCGGTAGTGCTTGGCGGGCAATTGGTGTCAACCAAGAAAGCGATGTCCCTAGAAAAGATGTCACCTGAATCCATCCTTGGGACATGCGCGTTGGTTGAGGTTTCCAAAAAGTCATGCACATTCACAGGATGGCAGGGACGTGAAGCAAAGGTGGCTGAAAGGAAATCCCAGCTTGAGGCAAGGATTGCTGATTTGCCGGATGGGAGCGACAAAACCTTCCTTGCCGAACGCTTGGCTCGTTTGGCCGGGGCGATAGCCACCTTGAAAGTAGGGCATGGATCGGACATTGACCGCTCAGAGAAGCTGTACCGGGTTGAGGATGCAATCAATGCCACAAGGGCTGCAATGCAGGAAGGGATTGTTCCGGGTGGTGGTGTTGCGCTTGTGAATGCAGCAAGGGAATTGAACGGGCGGTCACGTGATGGTTTCAGCCCTGATTTTGTGCTGGGCATGGACTTGGTGATCGAGTGCTCAAAAGTCCCGTTCCAAGCAATCATGCGCAATGCTGGCTTGCCTGACGATGTGGGGATGTGCCCGATGGATAATTGGAACTCAGGTGTGAATGCCATGACAGGAGAAGTGGTGGACATGGTGAAAACGGGCATCATTGATCCGGTCAAGGCCACACGTGTAGCCCTCCTGAATGCCGCTTCAACAGCCGCTTCCGCCCTTACGATTGAAGTCCTCATAGACAACCAGCCATGAGGATCGAAGAGGACATCATACGGACGATAGAGTATGTCCCTGCTGATGCGGTAGCGAGGCCAGATGGTACTTATGGCACCGACAGGCGTACACTTGGGCAGAGATTGACGCCCGAAATCGATGGCGTGAGGATACCGATGAAAGTGGTCAGGATTGAGGTCTTCCACTACGATTGCGGGCATGAGATCAAGATTCATGTGGAAATCGATACCTTCCCATACGAGAGGCCGCTGGATTCCATCTATCCGGTCAAAATCCTGCAACAGCGTTACGATGCGTTGCTGCCCGATGGCGAGGAAATCCTTCAAGCGTTCAGGAAATGAGTGCGGTGCTGATGATACCTGATGACATGGTGGCTGTAAGGCTGATCCATGAGGACGGATACCAAGGCTCCGGGATTGATGCCCCGTTTTTCATAAATGAGAAGCATGACCCATCTGTGTGCCGTGATGCCATCGTGGTGGCAGCCCCGAAAATGATGAGGTCGGCTGTAATTTATACATCAAGCCCCGCAATGGTTCCTGATGGTGCCGACATCGAGATGCACCCAACAGGCCGCAACGGGGAATGGGCATACACCATGCTGACCCCGAATAATGGGTTGCTTGAGGCTGGCGACCGCATACGGATCACGGCAACTAGGGACAAGGACTGCACGATGTTCAATGGTGTTGCAACGATAGGCTGGGATACGATCCTTTGGGTTGAAAAGCCGGGGGCAAGGATTCCGCTCATGAATGGTGTCATGGTCAAGCGGGTTGAACGTGACAGCCACATCATAATGGATTCCGGCGCGAATTTTGAACCCTGCATCGGGGTTGTTGTTTGCAGCGGCATCCCAAGGTCAAGCATCCAAATCCAATTAAATGCCGGGGATGGCGTGATGTTCAAAAGCCGCAAGGGCGCGGTGTCGAACCACGACTGGAATGGAGTCCCGGTTGAATACGTGCCTTACCAACTGATAACGGGGGTATTGTCATGAAGTGGCCAACCAAGGACGAGAATATTTCGGATATAAGGCTGTTGGCGGAAGTAATCGCCAAACACGCAAACGATGCCATTGATGTTTCGCTGATCGTCAAATGGTGTGTGGAGCGGTACAGGCCGGAGAGTAAGTACACTGCTTTGGGTTCCCCGCAGGATGACATTGATTCAGTTGTCGCACTTGCCATTGGCATTAATGAGGATTGCCCTGAATATGCCGTCATCACCTTGCAGCACTCAATGCTGGATGAAATCATGCTTGACGTATTCCTTGCTGTTGGTGAAGCGGAATGGCTTACTTATTGCGTTGGCCTAGTTGCGGTGAGGAATGCCTTCAAGGAGGTCATGGCACCGCTCAAGGAGTCCGATGAGGATAAGCGGGCTGGAATCCACGAAAAGAAGTTGAAAGTCCTTGAGCTTGCCGAAGCCCGGTTCTCAAAGATGCAGCAATGGGCAGCCCACGCATTCAGTGACGGCGATGTTGCCAAGCGTGTGGCAGGAAGGAAGAAATGGGAAATATCCGCTTGGAGGAAAGGAGAGGATGAGTGATTTCTTTGAACATTGGCCTGATCCGCAGGTAGGTGAGGTGCTTGAATGGGCATTTACTCCTTGGGGGCACAGGTATGCCAAAAGGACTGCCATTGGGTACGCAGAAAACAAGGCCGACAGGGTAATATACAAGACCCCAAAATGCCCTGAAAGGATAGAGGACTGCATAAATTACAACCTGCCAATTGAGAAACAGAAGTGGCGCAGGTTCAAGGATCAACCTGATTGGTCATGGAAAGCGGTCAGGGCAAAGGCGAGGGATTTCCCTTTGGGCAAGGGGCAGTTCGATTTGCGGTGGTTCGACAAGGACGAGAACCTTACAAGCGAAATGATTGCCTACCGTGAAGCTGATTGGGAGCGCAGGACAAACGGGATTTGGATTTACATCAAGGGGCAATTATTCTACCTTACCGGGAAGAATTACATGTACCTGCAATGGTCTAAGCTTAACAAGACCATTGAGCCGGATTTCCGTGAGCGGGACATGCTGTGGTGGTGGCACGCGCAAGCGGTCATAGAAGACCCGTTCTGCTACGGGCAGCTTTACTTGAAGCACAGGCGGGATGGATATACCAACAGGTGCGAATCAGAGCAGCTTGAGGAAATTACAAAAACGGAAGGGGCAGTAGGCACCATAACATCTTCCTACGACAAGGATCATGCCCTTGAGGTGATATGGCCGGAGATATTCCTGCCATTGCTAAAATCATGGCCACCATACTTCATTCCTGAAACGGACAATGGCTCAGACCAACCAATTGGCGGGCACATCACATTTGCCGAACGCAGGAGAAGGGGTGATTCGCGTTTACAGGAAAGCGAGGATGAATTTGTTTCAAGGTCAATCCGTGTAACTGGTGCCTCAAAGGAAAAATCCAAAGGTGATGGCGGTAAGATAAAGCGGGCATTTTGGGACGAAACCGGAAAGGAATTCAAGCGGATCATCCAAAAAGTTTTGAATACGATGAAGCCAGCACTCACGCAAGGGGGTGTCTATGGCAAGGTGTTCACAGGTTCCACCGTTGAGGAATCATCAAGTGATTCGGCGGATAAAAGCGGAATATCCAATCAATTTGCAGTCTTGTGTGCCAATTCAAGGCCAAGCGACAGGCAACCGGACGGGTTCACGAAGACAGGCTTGTACTTCCTGTTTTTCCCGTGCTGGTTCTGCATGGATGAAGACTATGTTGATGAGTACGGGTTCTCGATAACAAACATGCCAACTGCGGCGGATGTTGAGTTCCAAAGGAAGAGGCAGTGGAGCAGGATTTTATCCATAGTCAACAATGACCTTGAAAAGGCGCATGACACTTGGGAAATCATCAAGGCGCAAAAGTATGCCCAAGGAGGTAGTTACCAATGGGTTTTGAATTACAGGGCAGCAGCTTCCGATGACGTTGAACTTTCGCAGCGCAAAAGGCTATTCCCGATGACGCCCGATGACGCATTGCTCCCAAGCGCAAAATCGGCTTATTTCAGCCAAAACATACTCACGGAAGCACTCAGGAATTGTGAAATGCCGGGTGAAAACGGGCATCCGCAATGGAAGGGCATGGTAAGGTTCGGCTGTTTCGAGTGGGCAGAGGCATGGGAGCCGCTTGAAGGCGTATTCAAGGGGATGACAAGGAAAAAGTTTGGCGGCAATGTGAAGTGGGTGGACTACCCGGAAGGAAGTGAAAAAGCAAGGTTCACAGTGCAGAAGCGGATGCTGCTTGATGACCCATATTGCCCATACAGGCCAAACATGGTTCACCGCGACTTGCCACGCAGCGGCGACAAGCCTTATGGCATGATCCGTCCATTGAACCCGGTATTGGACAGGGCTGTTTTTGAGCCCAACCATATTGTATTCAAGATCGGGTGCGACCCGTTTGAATGGGACAAGCAAAAAACATCCGAAAGGAACCAAGACTTGTCCATGGCCGGGGCTTGGTGCAAATGGGTGACGGATGAAGCCGTTGATGGCGACCTGAAAGCAACCGATGATGACGATGCCGTTTCAAGGCAGAAATCAGATAGCTATGTTTGGGTTTACCATGCAAGGCCATTAAAGGCGGAGGATTTCTTTGAGGACATGTTGAAGGCTTCAATCTACTATGGAACCCCGATCAACGTGGAGCGCGACAGGAGTGCATCTTTCCAGCAATACTTTGAAGCAAACCATTGCATGTCCATGCTGATGCCTGACCAGCTTGCCCTTGCCAACGACTCGGACATGGCGGTAGGCAATCCAAAGAAGGGGACTAGGGCGATGCACGACATAGGATTCCCTTTTATCTCAATGTATGTCGAGACGCATATCAAATACCTGCATAAATTCCCGTTTCCAATGGGGATCAGGCAATTGTTGTCTGTGAGCATGGAGACAATCGGGAAGCATGACCTTGTGGCTGGGATGGAGCAAACCGAGATGTGCAAGGTGAAGCCAAACCGTAGTGTTGCAAACGGGCAGCAAAAATCGCAACTTGCGCATGGAACCCAATCAAAGAGGCGATCAAGCGGTACTGCCCCAACTTATTCAATGAGGTAACATGGCTGAATTCAATTTTCCAGACGACACCATACCTTTCGAGAAGAAGGGCAAAAAGTACATGCTTGAATGGTGCCAAGCTGTTTTCAGCTATTCAACCATGTACCCGCAGTCATTCATGAACCGGAACATACTCGTTACTGGGGCGGATGGATCGCGTTCAGTGCAATGGACGCAGGGTTGGATAGGCGTAAACCGAAGGTATGCAAGGGGCGACCAAAGCCCTGAGCTGTACAAGCCGAGGTACGCAGCATCCAAGGGCGAGGAAGGGGAAGACCAATCATTCATGAATATTGATTGGCGGATAGAACCCTTTGCAACGAAGATCATCAATATCATTGTCGAACGCATCCTAAAGCGGTGGACATACATAGACTGCACACCGCTTGACCCGGAAGCTGTTGATGAGGAACGCGAAGCCTTCTTCATGGATTTGGCCAAGGTGAAGAACAAGGGGCAGTTGGCAATGGTCAGGGGGATGATGGGATTGCCGGAGTCGGATGGCATGGACGCCCAAACCCCTGATGAAGTGGAGATGGAGCGGGATGCCGGAAAGTACAAGTCCAAGCTGGCTGAGGCCGCCGAGCAGGTGATCATGCTGATGATGAACCTTTCGGGGTGGCCTGAATTGCTCAAGAACGGGCTTTACAAGAACCTGATCCCGGCAAACAAGTTGGCTTACCAAGTCCGTACAGGGGCTAATGGGTGGCCAAAGGTGGAGTTTGTCCCAATCGAGGAAATGGTGTCGCCTTGGACCCAACATGATGACTATTCGGATGCCCAATGGCAGGGCCGGGTGCACCTTGTGAATTGGAATACATTCAGGAAGATAGCTGCGCCAAGCGGGAAATCCGAGGAAGAGTTGAGGTTGATATTCAACAAGGACACCCAATTCATGTCCGGCTCAGTGAAGCTGTGCAGGGTTGTGGAGGTATTCCTAAAGGACTGTATGCCGATCAAGGCAAAGATGCGCAAAACCCCAAGGGGCGATGAGGCTGAATTGCTTGCACCGGGAAAGGAATACAAGCCGGAAAGCGGATCAACCGGGCGGGCTTATTCCAAGGATGTTGAAATCGTGATGCACTCAATGTGGGTGCCATCCTGCGATGAAGTCCTGTTTGGGGGCCCGATGGAGGACATGCCAAGGCAGCGCAATAAACTGACCGAAACGATGCTGCCCTTGAAGGTGGTATGCCCGAACATTGATGGGTTTGAATTCAAATCCGTGATTGATGTGATGATACCAAGGCTGGATACACTCCAAAACCTTGTGTTGAACAAAAGGAACCTGATAGCCAACATTGGACCCGATGGCATTGACGTGTTCGACTATGCGGTGAACAACATCCTTGACGGGAAGGGTGGGCAATACGATACGTTTACCTTCATGAAGCAGGGAAGGCAAACCGGGTTTTACATCCGGGGCGGCCTTGATCCCGAAACAGGGAAGCCATACTACAACCAGCAGCCAATCGGGGTAATCCCGAACAAGGAGGCGACGAAGGTGATGGAAATCCTTAAATTGATCGAGGCGGAATATAACGGGGTATTGGAATTGGTTGGCCTTACCGCCGCCACATCTGCAACCACGACCGACCCGAAGACGCTCAATGGCGCGTTGCAGGTACAGGCCGCTGGCACGGAATCAGCACTCCGGTTCTTGTCCATTGCCGTTGACAGGATGGCTGAAATGGTGGCATACGACATGTTCCTGCGCTTCCAAGCATCCTCAAGGCAGGGAAAGGTGGATAAGTCCACAACAGAAGCCCTTGGCAGGAAGTACGGCAATGTCATAAAGCATACAGCAGACCTTGACCTTAACAGCTTTGGCATTGAGGTGAAGCAGGGCTTGTCGGCTGACGAGTTGTTTGACATCAAGGAAAAGGCCAATACCCTCCTGAATGTGAACATGACCAACCCTGCTGCCGGAATCACCGCCGCCGATTACCAGCGGATCATCAATACCCCGAACCCAAGCACGGCATGGCGCATACTTGACCAAAGCATCCGCAGACGTGAGCGTGAGGCAAGGCAAGCACAAGCCGAAGTCCAAAAGAGGGAAGTCGAGAAGATTCAGGAGGCCAATAAGGGTGCGCAGGAAAAACAAGCCCAATTGCATCAGCAGAAGATGGAACTTGTTGCGCTTAACAATGAGGCCAAGACCAGCTTGGAAACGGTCAAGAACGAACTCAAGGCCGAGTCTAAACTCAGTGAGATAAGCCTCAACATGGACTTGCAGCTCCGCAATCAGGAAATTATCCTGCAACAACAGGCGGCACTTGACCAAAGGCTTGCAGCAATCGAGGCAAGGGAGGACAAGGACATGATCCGCATTGAAGGTGATGAAGCCCGTAAAACGGAGATTGTAAGGGCTGAAAATGCCCCTGCACCAAAATCACCTGCAAAATGATTATATTCGCATCATTATCATCATTATTATGACCACGTAAAAATGGAAAATCAAAACATAGAAATCCAAGCCCCGGAAGGAGGCAACCCAGCGGGACAAGCCCCGGTGACTGAGCAGCCATCCTACTTCGACCGATTCTCAAAGGATTTCGGGATTGAAGTCAAGGATGACAGTTCATACGAGGCCGCCCTCAAAAGGTTCAAGAACCCTGAGCCAGTACAACTGCAACCCCAGTGGGATGAACCTTGGGCGGAGCAGTTCTACAACGGGATGAAAAGCCATGCCACCGAGGCCGAACGCAAGGCGTTCCTCAATGAGTTCGCATCCGTGAACGGAAGGGATTGGGATTCCATTGCCCAGACCGACCACAGTCAAGTATTGAAGGCGCACATCCGCATGGAAAACCCGAAGGCAACCGAGCAGCAGGTCAACGCACTGTACAACAAACAGTATGGCAACCTCAAAACCGACCCAAAGGCGTTTTTTGATACAGATGGAACCCCATTGGTTGAGAACCCTGATGATGAGGCTGCGGTCAATTCCTTGCTTTTACAGCAGGGGCTTGAGAAGGCATTGGATGCCATCAACAAGAAGAAAGCGAGTTTCGCACCCAAGCAAGGTCCCGACCTGTTTGGCGAATTCGTGAAATCATACCCGGAGTCGGCCAAGGCCGTGCTCAGTTCTTTACAGTTCGGGGAAGGTGAATCAGCATGGAAGCCGGGGGCTAAGGATGTTGAATCAGCTACAAGCCCGGACGTAATCAACAGTGTGCTCTCGCAGATGTACACCAAGGACGGCAATGCACTGAACCCGGAGTTCTTTGCAAGGTATGCCGCCATGGAATCATTCTTCAAGAACCACATGCCCAATTATGCCAGCAGGGAAAAGGCCAAGGGGACGGCGGACGTCCTGAATGTGCTCGAAAACCCTTCCGGCCAAAACGGCACCAAGACACCCGCTGCGCAACAACAAGGCATTTCCAAGGAAGCCGCCAATCAATTGTTCCGTTGAGCAGCAATCAACAACTCTTAATCAAATAGCACAATGGCTGGTAACAGCGTAAAAACCCCACTACCGGACAACTACCTTCGGGCAGCATTCCCAGACATGTTCCCTCCCCGCATTGATGCGGCCCTTGCAATGCCCTACAAGGACATTGAAAACCCACGCATGTCATTCCGCAAGGTGATGGCACTCATGGGCAATGAATCCAAGACCTTCCTCAATACGGGAAACGCCACGGATACCATGGACCGCACAATCATCTCCTACCTGATTTCGGCCCATACCACACCCGGCGCGAACTTGGCTTCCGTGTTGACAATCGACCCGTCAAGCCTTGGCCCGAACCCGGCTGGCTATGCCCCCGACCAGCGGCATGAATTCCAGATCAATGACCGTGTGTACATCAGCAACGGTGGATTGCGCCTCCAAGGCAAGGTCACGGCTGTCACCACAAACACCGTGACGGTGCTTGGTGAGGAAACCGGATCGAACTGGGGGGCAGCCGTCACCGATGGTGTGACAAGGTTGTTCAACGGGTCAAACGCATGGCCGGAAGGATCAACCACGACCCGCTACGGGTTCACGGTCGGCACTACCCGCGAAGAGTTCAATTGCCAGATCATCCGCCACTCATGGGCTTACACAGGGACGCTTGAGGCTTCCGGTGCAACGACATGGTATGGTGCATCCGGCAATGTCGTAACCCCCGGTGAAGGCATTTACTGGACGAACGAGACAACCAACATCCAGCACGACCAGATGGAGCGCAAGATCGACCTCGCGCACCTGATTGAGAACCCGAACATCCAAAACGCCACTGGTGAATTGCAGATGACCGGGTTGTGGTGGGCCACCGACAACAACGGCGGCGCACAAACATCAATCACTGGCGGCTGGGGCAACCTTGTCTATCAGGACTTCGATGACTTCTTCGCCCTCTTTGTTGACCTCAACATCGGGGTAAAGAAGTGGCTGGGAATGGTTGACACCGTGAGCACCCACCAAATTGATGGTGCCTTTGCGGACTGGGGGCTTGCAAACCACCTGTTCTCCATGGGCAACCTCAACCAGCAGGACATGGAGATCAACTTCGGGTTCAAGGGCTTTGGCCACAAGTCATCCGGCTACGGCCTCCAATGGAGTGCATTCGAGGAATTCGACAACGGGCAAAGTGCGATTTCGATCAGCCGTGGTTCGATGTACCTCATGCCAGTCGGCAGCGTGGATACCTCCGCAGGACCCCGCCCATACGTGGAAACATTGTATGTTGGTTCGGCAAACGGCAATGACCGCAAGCTCAAGTTCAGCGACATCCGTGGCGTATCCAACAATGGCACCGTGGCTTCCCGCTCCGACTTGGACGAGTACCAGTTCATCACTGAGCGTGGCAACCTGCTCCGCTTGATGACTGGCCTTGCCCGTATTGACGGACAGTGACAAATTGGCGGGGCAGCCGCTTAATGGTTGCCCCGCCTTATTTCATCATCATCATTATTATCATCATGAAAGACATTCAAGAACTTACGACCTCCGATGAGGTTTACAATGCGGTGTTCAAGGCTTATGGCATGACCCCGCCGGACAAACTTGTTTTCAGGGTCACGCCATACAGGACAGAGTGGTCAAAGAGTACCCCATACGTTCCTTCCGTTGGAAAGGAAACCGTGAATGACCCTGTATCAGGGAACCCGCTGTACATCCGCAATACATACGACCCGAACAACAGCAAGCGGCTCGATAACGTAAAGACAAGGCTGGTCCCCAAATTCACCAAGGCAAGTGTGGCAATCGATTATGAGATCGATGTGAATGGTTCACAAATGAAGGTGAGTGTTGGTGTTGTTGAGCGGGCGGTTTCCAACGGGAAGGGTGTTGCCACAACGACAAGGCGCGTACCCGGCGAAAGGCGCATCATCATGAACCCGGATGTCGTCATACAGGCACGTTCACAGAGATCAGTTGCCATCGGGCTTTTGCTGCACCCCAACTGCTTGCAGTCCCCATTGAATTGGAAGGAGGACATGCGGGCAGACAATGGCATTTTCACCGAATTGCTGCATGGGGTTCCTGCCATTGTCCGGTATGAATGCCTTACGATCACAGAGTTCCAAGGAAGGGCGAAAGCCAGCGGCAATGAAGTGAAGCAAGCCGATTTCCTTTCCCTGTTGGCTGACATCAACAAGGACGCCTTTGTGTTTTCAAGGTTCTGCCAACGCCTTGGTGTGGATTGCACCGGGGAGGGCGGATTGGCAATGGCTTATGTAAGCATCGTCAACAACGGCTTGAAGGACCCCAAATACATCACCAAGGCCATCAGTGCAGCCATTGACCCGGCGATGACGGCAAAGGCGGTTGCGGATTCATGCGTGGCCAACTCCGTATTGAAGGATACCGATGCCGGATGGGTGTATGCCTTTGGTGCAAATGCCCCTGTTGGTGCGGGACCCGGATTAAGCGGGCTTGTCGAGAAGCTTGAAAAGGACAGCCTTTTGCGGGCGGTCTTGCAGGAAGCCGCAAGGAACAGGCAGCGTATTGCCGAAGTGGTTGAGGAAGAGGCCGAGGATGTGCGCAAATGGTTGCTCATGGTTGAGAACAGCATCCAGTTGGGCTATGCCTGTACGGATGGGAAGCTTCCCGAAGGTGCCATCCTTTGCGATCCAGCCACAAGCACTTGGGTAAACTCCAAGGGGGACAAGATCGTGTACAGGGGCAACGGGAAATCAGCCGACATGTGGGAGAAGGCCATCAAGGAGCATTTCCGCAAAAAGGTCAGGAGCCTGTTGTCCAGCAAGACGCACCCGGATGAAATCGATAACCTTATCCAATCCATGCTGGGGTACAAGACCCCAAGGGATGTGTAAGGAGGATTCCAACCCAATCCACAAGCTGCGCTGAAAGGCGTGGCTTTTTTATTTTGTTTAATTGAGTATCTTTGGGGCATGGCAGCAACACATTATCCTGAGAATAACCAAACCGGGGCCTTTTGGCCAGTGAAGGGATGCCTCCCGATGGCTGAGGCAGTCACGGCATTTGTTTTTTCAAATGACGGGGTTTCAACCCTTGGGATCATCCGCGATGCCACCACACCGGGCACATCCTTGATTGACCCGGATGATTGGCACTTGCGCCCGGACTTGTACATCTATGATGGCGATAACGTCCGCAGGATCACGTTGGCTTTCAGGCCAGCATACGCAACCCCATCAGCCACGGTAAAGCTTGACAGGCCATTCCCTGCGGCATTGGTGAATATCCCCTTGTTCATTGTGAGGCGTGGCTTCCAGTCATTCTCAATCGTGAATACCGGGGCAGCTCCGGGGCTTATCGACAATGCCCTTGTCAATCCTGCGGGTGTCGGCATAAACGCAAACCAAGAAACGGTGACAATCGCAAAGAAGCAATCGGTTATTTGCTACGATGCCACCGGGACAACTTTCGCAATTTCACTGCAAAACTCATAATCAGATATGATACTCTTTCCCAGCTCAAAAGCAATCACCCTTACCGAAACAGGGTCATCCACTGCCATCAATATCATGGCGGCAAGAATCCAGCGGATCGATACGGATGGATCAGGCTCCTGCTTGCTCATAACCGGACTCCATGATTCGGTCAGGACTGAAAAACTGTATGTGACCCAAACCCCGGCAGCGGTGGCGGCATTGACCGGAATCCATGTCCAGTTGACTAACTATGTTGGCGGCTTGTCCTTCTACATATCAGCACTGTGCTTCCGGGAATTGTTTGATGAAACAACCTACCGTGTTGCATGTGTGACTTATGGTGGCGACATCAGCAAGTTCAAGGTCACGCAATCCCTTGCCGTATTGCAAGCAGCCATCAATGCAGCTACTAACATCCCAAGCGGGAATATCCTGAGTATCCCACTTGCGGGCACTACACAAGGTGATGCAACCCTGATCCCAAATGCGGATGGGGAACCGACCTTTGTCACGCTCACAGATGCAACAACCCCAGCCACAGCCGCCGGGGCGATCCTTGCAGCCAGCACGATCAAGGGAACCCAAGTAACACTCTACAATCCGGACCCAAGTTTTGCTGCCCTGCTTTATCCCTCAACCGGGTTCAACATCGATGGCTTGGCCGCCGATGCTGCGTTCACGATCCCAGCCGCATCAGCCGTGACCCTTACACTTGCTGGGGCGAATGCTTGGTTATCAAGTTTTGTGCAAAGCACACAGGACGTTCGTGCAGCGGGCACCGGGGTAACGGGCGATGCCGCTCCGTTCTTGGTGTCCCCTGACCGCTTGAACATTGTGCATCTTACCAATGCAAGCGGGGCGGGTAACGGCATCAGGCCGATTGCCTCCAATTCTGATGGTGGGTCGATCCTGTACATCAACCAAAGTTCAACCCTTGGTGGTCAAGCTTTCCCGCCTACCGGGCAGGACTACGGGTTGGGTGTCGATACCCCTATCATGGTGCCGCCACTTGGCAGTGTCCTTGTGGTGCAGCCCACAGCAGGGAATTGGCGGATTGTGTATGGCTACAATTTGGCTGTGCAAAGCGGAACTGCAAGTACCACGCAAACACAGGCAGCGGGTACTTTGATTCACCAACCTGCGGTGAACATGACCACTGTTGCCAATGCAGGTGATGCCTACACAATCAGCCGTGCCTTGCGTGAATTTGTTGCAACCAATGCCACGGCAAATGCGGCTCAGGTGTTTCCTCCCAGCGGTGGGACAATTGATGCGCTTGGGGCAAACGCATCTTGCACGGTTTATCCGGGCAGTGTTTTGGTGTTTACATCAAACAACGGGCTTGCTTGGAAATTGAGCGGAACCCGTGTCGCGGCTGCAACGCTTGCTGCTGGGGCAGCTACGGTGTCCGATACCAACATCCGGGCAACATCATCTGCAAACGTGCAACGGTTGGCTGTGCTCGGAACGATTGTATCAGTGCATTTGCTCCCAACGATTACGGCGGGAACAAACGTGGTTGTGCAGTCCAAAGACATTGCGGCTGTAAATGATGCCACGGACGTCTCAACGATCCGGGTAATCATCAACTATTAAGTTCAGCAATCCATAGTCTTTTTTAAGCCGGGTTTTACAGCCCGGCTTTTTTCATGCCCTCAAGCCACTTCCTTGATATGGAATCCGCTGACCTCCGGTACTCAAATGAAGATTCATGCAGGATATGGTGCTGCTTGATCCCATTAAGGACTGTTGAATGGTCGCGCCCGCCTGTAATGTCACCACACTTCCTGAGTGTAAGCGAGTGCCCGTAAAATATCTTGGCGGTGG